CTCACTCAACTCACGACCCGGGTGGGCCTTGTCAAACCTAGCGAGGAATACCCCATTAAGTCGTTTCCCAATAAGGCCACGACGATCACCATCAGGAAATGCCAGAAGGTAAACAGTAGTAGTATCAGGAATCTCATCATCCTCAAGGATCTCAGTCGGCATGGTAAAACCTGACGCTCTTTGCATTGGTATGCCCAACAAGCTGATATTCAGTAGGCTGTGCTTTCGGCTTAACCGTAGATGGCAAGCCATTCTTCTTCATCAACTCGAGTAATTCGAGTCTCTTAAGATGTTCCATAGTGATTCTCCTATCTGAAGTCAAACATGGGAGAAGAGTGTGAACTCATACCCACGCTCATTCAAACACCGTTCACTCGCGGGAACGGTTGCCGATGGACGGCCGCCACCTCATGAACAGAGTATGGAACGAACCACACCCTGTCCTATTGCATTAGGGTAACGTGCAGGACACTCTCACCATATCAGAATGTAGTGGAAGAATCCGTGATGAACTGCTGAAATCATAAACATGTGTAACACTATTTCACCTCCTACGCCTTGGTTATGCCTTTGACCGGCGCGAGTCCTTTGATCTGAACTCAATCACTCTCTCAATGTCCACCACCCCGGGAGGAGTATCTCTCCAATCGATATAGTAAACAGGAAATGCCTTTAACCCTTTCGGAGCTTCATCTGAGTAAGTCAAGAGCTCACGACCCAATGACTATGCCGCCGGGTAGCTTGCGCTCTTTAAACTCATTGCATACCATGAAGTTAGTCTCATTACCATTCGCCGGGCACGACCCATCAATCATACCCCTCTGTCCGCAGTTGTAGCAGCAAGAAGCCGGTCTATAATGCACATCGAAATCCATTCTCAATACCTCCGTACCATTGTAAGCACGTCACCCTATGGTGTTCCGGGATAAAAAGGATGAAAAGTTATGCGGCTTTCGGGGCCGCCTTCGCAGGAGCTACCAGTCCGAAGTACTCCTTGACCTTCCATGAGAGCGAGCCGGGATACTGCCCGGAGAACTCAGCAGTCTTGATCGCACCGTTCACTGTCTTGGTGCATGATACATACTGCCGTCCCGTTGCCTGATCGAACCGACCAACTACATAGTCAGTTCCCTGAACGAGCTTGTCACCGAGATGCTGGACAAGCACTTCAGTAGTCGTTGTTCCTTTCTTTGCCGCTTCCTCTACGAAGTCAAGCTTCGCTGGAGTCGTACCTGAGCCGGACGCTGCATGTTTCTTCACTGTTCCCGGAAGCATGAAGGAATTGATACCTTCAAAGATCGATGAGCGGAGCGCCATCTGCTTCGCTGCAGCTTCACCGAAGTCAGCACGGATATGACCGTCTTTGAGCTGAGCATCGAGTACTGAGGCCGGAATCTCTTGGTTGAGTGAAGCAAACGCTTCAATGATGGCTTTGCCTGCATCGTCATGAGCAACAAGAGAACCTTTCGCTTCGGCTTTCAGTGCCTTGAGCTCAGCGAATAGTGTTAAAACCATCGCTTCTGGCGTGTCGAATTCTCGCGGCGTTTCCACTTTTGAGACCTCTACGGTCTTTGATTCGGATTCTGTCATCTGAGTTCATTCCTTCGGAGCTGTTTGCTAGGCAACTCCTAAAGGCAACGTTGGATCGAACCGCATCGCTTTCTGTAGTCATTGCTACGTCGTCGGCTATACTAGCTAGCAGCTCCGGGTAAGGACTAACTCCGTCCGGTCGTATCGGGTCTCTCGACGGTCACTGAGTGGATACAGTATACCCAACCAGCTCCGATACTGATACATAGCTCTCGCTATGCTCGCCCACTGATTACGCCTGTGGGTCTGCCGAGTAGCGCGTCCACTACGTGGTGCCACGCGCACCGTGTCCTCGGCTGTCGTTGTCACTTGGCGACAATCTATATTGGTGCGAAAGTATCATCAAGTGTCACATCAGGCGAGGAAGGCGCTTATATTGTCAGGCAGTTCGTGGAAATTTTTTCATTTTTTCAACACCCCCTACACTTTCGCACCACGCTTTTGTTACAAATCCGTAACATTTAAGTGTTACAAAGTGTAACATATGTTACATGGGAAAGGTTACACGCCTGAAAGATGATGTTACAACTATGTTACAAACCTATTCTCCCGACCCAAATGAGGCAATTCGGGCTATGAATAGTACCATTTTGTTACAAAAAAGTGAGATTTTGGCACTAAAAAACACCAATCCGGCCACAAATAGCCAGCCAATTCGTATTCTGCCCGGCGATTCTTCGTCCGATTGTGGTATTAACCTCGGAGAACCGTCTGAGAGTTACCTAAGGTTACTCGAAAAATCGCGCCTCCAGATGGCAAAGGAGAAGTTTTCTGAAACCCCAGTACCGGAATCAGGGGTCCCTGCGATCTTCAATGACTCCTACTGGAAGAAACTCGGTGAGACCGTTCAGAAAAGCGTTGAAAGCATGGTGGGACATTGAGCGCACACGAAGAACCATCTGTTCCAGTGGATAGGCAACTCAAACTGGTGACCAAGCCAAAGGGCAACAAGTCCCATAACCTGACACCTGAAGAAAGGGCAAGGTCCCACGATGCGCCAAGAACCATCTGGCACTCTCTGGCGATCTCCTTGAGGAACAGAAAGACCTGTTCCACGAAATGCACCTTCTTTGAGTCCTGCCCGGTCTCGGGGATGTCAATGGGGTATCGCAATAAGGTCAACCCGGCTGAGGATCAAAAGTGCCTCATGCGGGAGTTCCCTGAAAATGTGAGAAGGCAGTTCATAGACCTTTTCCTGACCGGGGAAGAAGGGTTCATACGCGGCATCAAGACCGCAATGAACGGGTACATGAATGACGTTAACACTTACGGGAATCTTCGTGACAAGCGGGATATGGTCCAGCTCCTCATACAGTTGTACAAGGAGATTTACTCTACCAGACGCTCCGGAACCACTCAGAAAGAGCCGCTTCAGATCACCATCAGAAGAGTCAGTGGAGGGGTGGAGGAGAACGAAACGATTGATGTCACCCCCCGGACTGCATTACCAGCGGGCTCCTCGACAAGGGACATATTCTCTCCGCAATCCCGGGACGAAACCGAGAGTGACCCGGAGAGCCTTATGAACAGCCCTATGCTGGAAAAAATCGCGCGTCCTGTGGACATTCATCACAGGCCAGACCACCCAAAAAAGCGTCTCCTCTTTGAGGAGATCACAGTTGAGACCAACATGAAGGAGATTATGGATGAATAAAGCAGAAAAGAAACTGGAACCCTGTGACTGCAAGTGTACCTACTGCAGTAAGGGGATCTGCGCCTTCGGGCTTCGGCACATCGGATGCTTCAAAGATAAGGGGCCGGCAAGGACCATGGCACTTACTATGGGGGTAAAAGATGAAGATCAGTGAACTTATCAAAGCCCTTCAGGACGAACAGGGCAAACACGGGGATGTCGAAGTCAACACCTTCTTTGAGGGTTGCACAGATGACACGATAAACCTACATTTTGAGGAAGGATCTACGAAAGATTATCCCCATATCGGGACGCTGTTCATTGGAGAGAGATGGTACTCAATGTAACCACGATGATAACAGACTGGAGAACCTGATTAAGATGACCGCAAAAGAACATAGGGTAGAACATGCAAGGATGTTGAAACATGGCTGAACAGAAATGGAGGAACAGAATTGTCGGACATTCAGAAGTGGATCCCAAGACCCTCGTCCCAAACCCGCTCAACTGGCGGCTTCATCCGAAGGGTCAGAAGGATGCTATGCAGGGCGCATTGGATGACATTGGATGGGTTCAGGAGATCACCATCAACAAGAATACGGGGAGAGTGGTGGATGGTCACCTCAGGCTCGATCTTGCGCTCCAGAACAATGAGCCGTTTGTGCCGGTCAAGATCGTTGACCTTACTGAAGCGGAAGAAGCAGCGGTCCTTGCGACCCTTGATCCCATATCTGCTATGGCAAAGACAGACAAGGCAAATCTCGCCGCCATACTGGACATGACCAATTCCCAGAACGATAAGATGCGGCAGCTCCTTGAGTCCATGAAAATGAAGGCAGGGCAGTTGCCAAGGCAGGACCGGCCGGACTACAAATATGATAAGGTCGAGACCTCGATCGTTGAAGGGGATCTCTTTGATCTGAATGGTCACCGGGTGATGTGCGGATCCTCACTGAATGAGGAACATGTTTCAAAGCTCATGGGTGAAGAAATTGCCTCAATCGTTTTTACCTCTCCGCCTTACAACGCAGGTCACACTCCGACTGAAACCAAGTACGGAAAAGATGGAAAGTATAAGGATCACGACGACAACGTGGATCAGTCGGAGTACCGGGACTTCCTCAAAACCTACCTCGAAACGTGGCTACCGAAAGCGGTCTACACCTTCACCAACATCCAGCTCCTCGCGGGTAATAAACTTGCAGTTGTCGAATGGCTCTATGATACCCGTCACCATCTCGCAGATCAGATAGTCTGGGATAAGATGAGTGCTCCACCGGCCATGGCAGATAATGTCCTTGACTCGCGGTTTGAAATGATTTATATCCATAAAGACGAAACACCATGTTCAAGGAAAATCGGAACCAAAAAGTTCCGAGGAGTGGTCCCCAATGTGTATGCAGCGCCCGTTCAGAGGAGCAATGAGTTTGCGGGACAACATAACGCGACCTTTCCTCTCCATTTCCCCATTTGGGGGATTACGACCTTTACCAACGTCGGAGAAGTCGTTGCCGACCCCTTCCTTGGAGTCGGAACCACCCTCATAGCATGTGAGGAGAATGAGAGGAAATGCTACGGAATGGAGCTGAGTCCTGAGTATTGTGAGCTCAGCATCCAGAGATGGGAAAAACAGACCGGAAAGCAGAGGGTGAAAGCGAATGGGTGAATGTTCAAGATGTGGTGAGTGCTGCAAATACATCCCTCTCAACAAGAACGGGATGACCAAGGATAACCTGCATTACCTCAGGACCAGAGGGCATAAGGAAGAAGGGGATTACATCCTCATCGAATCCCCATGCAAGTTCATTATTGGGGGATTCCCCGATAACAAGTATGGGTGTGCAATACACGAAGATCCTAACCGGCCCGCCTACTGCAAGCAGTACCATGGCAATTCCCATAACGGGAAAACCCGGTTCTATGTCCCGCCCGGCTGCACCATGAAAAAGTGAATCATATCATATCATATGACTTATGGTAAACCTTGATCTACAACTCCACGCAAATCAGCTCCGAATCTACGATAGCCCGGCCAAGGTGAAAGTCGTCAACTGCGGGAGGCGGTTCGGAAAGACCGTCCTCGCAGGGAACGTAGTGGTCACCAAAGCCTTCACCGTCCCTGATAGCATGTCATGGATTATTTCTCCCCGGTACGCCCAGACCATGATCATGTGGAGGATGATTAACAAGATCATCCCCAAGCAGTACATCACGGACTCCTCAAAGGGAGACCTCTGGATCGAACTTGAGAACGGGTCCATGCTCTATGCAAAGTCAGCAGACAACCCGGACTCCCTTGTTGGCGAAGGGCTCGATCTTGCAGTACTGGATGAAGCCGCCCGTATCAAGGCAGACGCATGGGAAGTCTCCATCCAGCCCGCACTCATGGACAGGGACGGGGATGCCCTCCTTCTCTCAACACCTAAGGGCAAGAACTGGTACTATCAGGAGTTCCTTAAAGGCGAACCAGCAATGAAGGATGAGTACCCTGAATACGAGTCCTTCAAATTCTCATCCTATGATAACCCGTTCCTGAAACTCTCGGTCATTGAGAGGATGAAGAAGAAGCTGACCGGCCCGAACTTCAGGCAGGAGATCATGGCCGAGTTCATCGATGATGGCGGTGAAGTATTCCAAGGTCTTGAGAAGTGCATGATAGCACCCGGGCTGGTCTTTTCGCCTATCCCGGGCAGGGCGTATGTCATGGGTGTCGATCTCGCCAAGTACGAGGATTATACTGTTATAACAGTCATCGATACAGAAACGCGCATGGTGACATACTTCAGGCGGCTCTCTCACATGGAATGGGGTCCGCAGAAGAAGATCATAGAAAGCGTAGCCCGAAAGTGGAATGACGCCACAATGCTCATCGATGCAACTGGAGTGGGAGACCCGGTGGTTGAGGATCTCCAGTCAACCGTAGAGAACATCAGACCTTACAAGTTCTCGGGCAACACCCTGAAAAAGCAAGTCATAGAGGGATTGCAGATCGCCTTCGAGAACCAATCAATTTACATCCCAAGAGATCCCACTCTGCTCGGGGAGCTCGGATCCTTCTCCATGGAGAGACTTCCGTCCGGCCTGTTCCGGTACTCCGCTCCCTCTGGTTTTCATGATGACTGTGTGATCAGTCTTGCCCTTGCAACTTACGGACTTGAGAAGGAGTACGGCTGCAGGGTGGTAGGTACTATGGCAGATCCAAAAGAGGACGAAGATGAGAAACAAGAGCCTATACAGTCTCTATACCGTTCAGCCCGTATAAACCGTATAAACCCCGAACGTCTTGTAAACTATGATGAGGATGTGGCGGGCATCACCTCATATGGGGAAGATTAATAAAGATAGACCCCAAGACGAGATTATGCGTTCCCTGACAAGGTCCAGAATCCCTTTTAAAGATGGGGACCTTCTCACACTGGATGATCGGATTGAACAACTTTCAAGCCCTATAAGTCCTATACAGGACGGAATACCACGGGTGGGTCCCAAAGTCCAGTTGGGAAATGAGAACCTGCATCCGGTCCACCAAGAAGCCCTCGCTGATAAGGAGTTCGGGGATCTTACTTCTGACGAACTGAAACTTCTTGACGTTATCATGAAGGGAGGATCAACCAATATCTCTCCCACTTTTTATGAAGGTGACGACATCGACATCGCCGCCAAGAAGAAGAAGGATGTTACCGACACTGATGCCCTCCGCCGGGCCATCCATACCATCTCCAACTACTACAACTCTCTTGGGATTGTCCGTGATGACTTCGATAAGGGCCTCAACGACCGCCTCTCACGAAACGCCTATTACGCTATTGGTGAGAAGGCAATCATTGACTATTTCGGTACTGCAGAGTTTACAGTCATCGACAAGAAAGACGGGAAGCCCGTGGAGAAAGCTATTGACTTCCTCGATTGCCCGAATCCTCAGGACTCATTCCAAGACATGACCAAATCAACGGTCAGGGATCTTGTCCGGTACGATGCAGGAGTGATGGTAAAGTCATTCAACAAAGGGGGTTACCTCAGTGAGATCAAGTCTTACCTTGGGACTGAATTTTGGAGGGAACAGGACCGCGTACCACTCATAGTCAATGTACCCATCAACGGGAACATCGACATCAATGACCGGGCGCGGTTTGGTGGTCAGGCCCCCATGTATCAGGGCTGGTGGTCACACGGCTACACAGAACGGTTCTGGCAGCGCAGCCGGACGGGTGTGTATATCCCTTTCCAGCCTGAGGAAATATCTTACTTCATGATGTACCCCCGTACTGACGGGATTTATGGAACAGACTTCCTGAAGTTCCTGAAGTACCAGATGCAGTACCTCATTGACTCGACCAAGGCAGCCGGTAAGACCTTCGAGAACGGTATCGTTCCATCGATCGTGTGGGAACACCCGGAGATGCGGTCGGTCCCTCAGCTCAGGCAGAGGATCAAGGAGGCCAAGTTCAACAATCAGGGATGGAATAACTTTGGCTCAGTGATCCACACGGTCAATGGAGAGAAAGTTACCTCGCTCGCTCAGTCCCTCCATGACATGCAATGGCTCGAAGGTCAGAAGTTCGTTGCCCAACTGATCTGGGCCATGTGGGGATTCTCACAGGATGAGTTCCTTGGTGGCGGTGCGAACCGGGCGACTGCATACGTCAAGAGGAACATCACCAAGAGCAGGATGCTCTACCCGATCATGAACTATTATGAGGACCGGGTCAACAGGACGATCCTTCCATATCTCAAAGGATACCGGAAGTCATGGAAGTTCAAGTACCTCAGGGATGTCGAACTGGACGACGAGCAGAAGATCGGGCAGATTGCCG